TTCTTTGCGCTTTGACCTGCATTTTGTAACCGTGGATAGATATTCGTACGTCTTGCCCATATTTGAAATACTTTGAGCAATCGTTTTGTTGCGTATTTCTCATATCTGTCATGAGCACGCAAATAGTTACGTCTATAAGTCGATCTATTCATTTATGTCGAATCCTGTTTTGATTGTTTCTTCTAGCGGTAATGCATTGTCATTCACTGTGTGAATATCCATATTTGAATCATCTGATTTTTCGAATCGCAATGCAACACGAACTTCGTTTCTCGATAACACGGCTTTGTCTAATCCACCGTACAACCATTGAGATAATAATGTTGCATCATCTTGCATTTCAGGTAGTTCCATAACATCGTATTCCAAACGAGTATTGTCATAACCTTTAAACAACGGTAAAAATGATTTGTTCAATGCCTGAGTTAATAATTCAAGATCTGGTACAATGTTATCAGTGACAACTCGCTTACGTTCTTGTAATTGTTTGTCGTATTTACCTCCATTGTCATTGTTCAACAATGCAGTACTCCAACCAAGAACATTACATATCTGTTTTTCATCATATCCAAGATAATCGAATGGTTTTAATTCGTCAGATGTCAATGACATTCTAGTGAAGCCCATTTCTGCACTCACACCCGCGATCTTGCCTAGATTTCCTGAATCATTGTTCATTGTGACTAATCTATCTTTCAATTCAGCAGCTTGTTCGGCAGTCAATGGAGTTGATTTTCCGTGAATGAATCCAAATGCACCGCCTGATTTCATCGTTTTGATATTGAGGTTCAATGCCTCGTTTGATGATTCAATATTTTTCAATGATGCCTGTAATGGAGATTGTCCGTATAAATGACTACCTTCCATGTCGAAATTTGGATTCGGGTATTTAATATGAATCACATCTGAAACATCAAAATCTTGCGACATATTTCCTTCAATCAACATATAATGCGAAATTGGATTCTCGAGCATCAACAAATTTGCATTTTTCTTTAATACGATTTGCATCAAATGAGAAGGTAAACAATATATCGCCATTGGTTTGCCAGCGTTTTGACCTTCTTCGACTCGCAACATATAAAAATACGCGTTTCCAGTTGAACGAATAAACGTTTTGTATAATTGCACAAATTCGATCCATGACTGATTTGGATTAGGTTGTTCCAATGGAAAATCTATCTCACCGTTTTGAAATGCCTTATTCGATAAAATCATTTCACGTGCTTTTTGTTGCATCGAATAGGATCCTGAAGCGCCTTGCCTTAATCGTTCCAATTTCTTCATTGATTGTTTGTCTTCAACCTTTTTGACATATATCGGTATTGACGAGGTTTTTGATGCCATTTGTTGAATAGCACTGTAAACAATTGGATTAATGTTATAACCTTGTTTAATATATTCCTTTAAATTTCTGTCATATGCAGTCATTCCACCGCCCATGGCCCAATAAAATGTTTCATTGAATGCATTCTTTAAAACTGATCTTGGATTAACAAAGTTCGAAATACTTTGCGCTGCTTTTGTAAATAAGTTCATTATTGTCTATTTTGCGTAAAATTAATTAAAAAGTAAACACCTTTGGCTCCAATTCAAAGAAATATCTCATCATGATTGAATCCCACTCATCTGGTGATCTACCTATCTTTTCTTTTATTATGTCTTTAGGAATGATAGCAATTTTCCCATCTTTGTCAATGTCTTTTTGTTTGATTTGTTCCATTTCTTCCGACACTGTATCTTGGTCGTCTGCAGACAAATTCATCTCACCAGCTTGTCGTGTTTCAATCAATTGCGCCATTTTAAATCCACATTGAGAACGTAAGTTTTGATAATTGGGTACAATATACTCATTTCCAACCATTTCTTTCATCGCTCTCGATCCATTGACGAATCCTTTACAACGTAAAAAATCAACAACACCACCACCGACTCCATCTTCATCAGCAACGATATGCGACAATGGAATATTATGTTTGATTCGTAATTGTGTTGCTTTGTTTACGACTTCGACAAGGCCTGATTTAGCAATCCTGAATCGTTCGATGACTAATAATCCATCCCAGACACGAAATACAGTTGAATCTTTACCTTTACGAGCAACATCAATTGTCATGTATTTAGTTCCAGTAGGTTCAATGTGCGCAGGTTTAAAATAATCCATTATTGCATCGTATGAAATCAATGCAGCTGGATCATTATCATATTCCCAGTTTCCATAATACAATCTTTCGCGACTGTTTTTATCTAACGACAATAATGATTCAAGATATTCAGGTGGTAAATGTGGGTTATCAGTCGGCAATGCCTGAAGAAATGCACGTCCTTTTTTCAATGTGCCTTTTTTTGACGGTTGATAAAATTGTTTATAAACCCAATTCTTTGCTGGATTGCAGGATCCTAGCAATCGAGGTTTGATATCAAATTCTTTTAACTTATATCGACATCGTGATAATACAACTTGCCATGCCTTATGAACGATCTGATTGACTTCATCAATGAATGCACCGCATATTTCTAACGAGCCCAGTGAATCGAAATTTGGGTCTGACGGGTAAAGGAAAAGGTCCTTCAATACGATTTCAGATCCATTGTACCATGTGATAACATAATCTTGCGAATTGTAATTGTATAAATGAGTCATGCCCATTAATGCAGTCAAATCAAAAAACGTTTTCAATGTCGTTTCTCGTAATGTCTTTAATTTCGAACGACCCATTAACCATCTTGATTTCGGGTATTTCAATGACATTTCAATCAACCAAAAACAACCTAACGCAGTTTTACCACCACCTGCAGCACCACCATAAACGGTTTCTCGAATGTCGTCATCGCGCAAATGATAAATGCATTGATTCTGTTTTGCAGTTAATTTAATCAGGTTTGATTCCATGTCCAAGATCTAAATGTACGATGTTGCCAGCCACCTCAGTTTTAACGTTCTCAGACAAGTTGTTCAATCGTGCAGTGATTGAGGCATTGTAAATTCCTGCCATACCGCCTGAAACTTGATCTTCTCTGATTTCATCCTTTATACGTGAAGCGATAGGTAAAAAATCTTTGTATTTGTCATCAGTATTTTGAATATAATGTTTGATGCCCCAGCTCATTCCAATTCTCGAATAAACGAAATTACTGAATCCAACCATTGATAGTGGTCGTTCTAATTTCAAAATGACCTCATATGCATCTTTGCCTCTGAAGTCATTTTTTTTAATCGGGTTTTCATCTCTCCATTGTTTATATTCTTCGAACAATGAGTAAAGATCTTCCGGTGTTTTTATTGTTTTTGTTCTTCCCATATTTTTAATTATTACATATTGGATTTCCAAAGGCGGTGTGAGTAAATGCACCGTAGTTCAAATGTATATTCCAATATTGATTTGCTAATGGTTTATTGCCTACAAATCTATAAAAATCAGACAATCTTTTTTGATTGCGAATGAAATTGATTCGTTCTTTATAGGTATCTTCCACATACAAATGTAATAATTTTTTGATTGTGTTTATCACTAACATCTATGGTTTTTTATTTTCAATAGGTTTTGGTGATGATTCCTTTTTTTTATCATTGCAATGTTGACAAGGTGTTTTGCGTTCGATTCGCGCAGTGTATTTTTGCTTTCCGTATTCAAGATCTGCATTAATGAAATTCGGTACTTTGCCTATTTCCATTAATCGTACCAGCATTTTCATTGTTTCATCCAATTGATGTTGCCATTGGTCGAATTGTTGTTTTGTGAAATGTTCGAATTTGTGTGCCATGATTAATTGTTTTCGTTTAAATATGTTAATATCCAAGTACATCCAGCTCTGAATGCATTTCTTCGTTTGACTGACGTAATGATATGTTCGACATCATCTGAGGTGTATTTTATTGCCTGTTCATCAACTTGTTTCCATTCAGGCAGATTCAGTCGTCCATTTTGTTTGTTTTGATATCGTTTTAGTTGGTTCCTGTAGTTCAATTCGAATCCTATGAAGATTAACATAAAGAAATTGAGAACTAACAGTATTTCGATTGTATTCATTATTTTGATGTATTGCGCCAGATGTTATTCGGGCTGGTTAAAAATTTCTTTGCTTGTTCGATTCTGTGTTTCGGTGCAAAAAATGATCTGCAGGTATCGTTTTCCAAAAACATTCTATGTTGAGAAGGATTCAATAATATCAATAAAATGTCATGAAATTCTAAATGATGCAAGCAATTTAATTCTGTAGAATCAGTTAATGTAATATCATGACAAACATCATCAATCAATATTGGATGCAATCCTAGTATTTTTTCTTTTTTGCGTTGTTTTTCAGCTTGTTGTTCTTCGTATTTGCGAATGATTTCTTTTGCTGCCTCATATTTGCGTAATGAGATTATTGGTGCCATAATTATCCGAGTTTGTGTTCTTTCCTATACGGTGGTAATTGTGTCGATTGTTTGAATTTATCGATTTGTATTTGGATTTGAGTTAATAAATCTTCTTGATCTTCGAAATTGAATGTCGTCCAATCCTTTTCAGAACGAACATAACCTCCACCTGAATTAAACAAGTAAATGTAATAATTCATTTTCGTGATTTCGTTCAATCGTTGTAATTGTTTTACTAAGTTATCCATGTCTGTTTTTGTGATAAAAAAAAGACGCCAGCGTTTATGCTCGAAATGTACTCCCCGTATATTAATCTAGCAATTAGCTAATGATGAGCGAACTACTGGCGCCGAACGTATTGTTTAATTCTTCAATTTCTCTTCCAATTTCTTCCCACAATGAATGCAAGTGAAAATAGGTTTGAATTTTATGTTTGTATTTTTCGTATCAGGATTGCTGTTTTTGTATTCGTGCAATTTTTTGATACATCTTCTTTTTGCGTTTCGTCCCAATGACGGTGTTTTGTTTACGTGATACATAATCTTTGATTTAGAGGTTTATTTTCATTATTTTAAGTGTTGATGCATAGACAGTTTCAGGACGTCCGTACAATCCATCTTTTGTACCTACTGGCTCAATTATATCGTCTTTCATCAATGTGTTTAGTGATCTACGAACTGAAGTTATTGGCCATTTGCATCCGAATGCATTATAAATATCAGATGCACTGAAATCGGTAAACAAATTCAATAGAAAATGTTCTTTGATTCGCATTGTTTGACTCATTGCCTTTTCCTTGATTTGATTCAATTCAGGATCCTTGATGTTTGTCGTGTTGTAATACATTTGATTTAGTTTAGAATGTGAATGGATAGAAGTGTACATTCATCGTGTAAATGATTGATGCAGCTAACACCACTAAAAATGGTATAACGTATCGAATGATGAATATTTGGGCTTCGTTAAAATTCTCTTTGATAAAATTGTTTATTTGTTTCATAATATTTTGATTTATGTTGTTATTTCTTTTATAATTTCGAACATCTTTTTTAGGTTATGTTATTAATACAATATCCTGAGCCATTTGGCAAACCTGTTTCTTCGTTCCAAATCATCATGATTCTAATTTTACCATCATGCTTTAATTCTTTGAGTAATACAGTCAAAATATTCATTGAAATACTTGTTTCTTCTTGGATTTCCCATTTTCTCATAGCCCAACCATCATCTAAATCAGACAAAGAAGAAATAATATCATCCTTCATATCATTAAATATCTTTTTATATTTTAGATGTTTGTTCATTTTTATTAGATTAATGTAAATTTATAGTTTTTTATTTAGATATTCAAATATTATTTTTTTCTCGTTGTATTTCGATTGCAATATTTCGATTTCAGACATGATGTCCATCATTTCGCCTTTCATTGATTTGATTTCGCCTTTTATGTCGAATCGTCTTGAATCGTTCTTCATGTCGCGAATCGATCTCAATAATTCATTGCAATATTGAACTGAAACTCTGGGACCGTTCCAATAGATAATCGGTTCTCGTTTTGTCGATTGATCTGAATGTTTGACGATTGAATTTTCAAATAAATATTTAGTGACATAATTCGAAATCGGTACATCGTATTTTTTCATCAGAACAGTCAATCCAGTTTTGACCGTTCCTGCGTCATTCAAGAACGCCACTTCCAATTCTCGCAGCGCCTTGAATAATTTTTCTCCTGCAGGTGTTTCCATTATAATGGGTTTGATGAATTAAATTTCAACATTGAAATAGATGCATTCGTCAAATCATTTACGATTTCTTGAACCTGTTCCATTTTTTTCGCGAGTTGTTGTTTTTTTTCGCCTTCAGGATATGTTGGGTAGTTTTTCGATAATTCACAAAGCGCGTCCGTGTAAATATCTCTTAATTTTTCGATTGTTTCTAATGCAGTTGGTGTTTTCATAATTTTATAATTTGATTGATTTTATAATGTTGACTCGATTTGAGCAATGATTTGATATTCTATTGATTCATCTACGAATGATTCAACTGTAAATGCAAGTTCGTCTGTTTTGACTAAAATTTTACCTGAACCTTGAGTTTGATACGTTCCGAAATAATTGATTAATTCAATGTCGTATGATTTACCCTGAATTTCAATTGTTGAATTTTGTTCTTCTCTTGATGAACGATCTGCAGCTAATTTGTTTAAGGCGTTTTGTAATCTCATGATGATTGTTTTTTTGTGGTTGTAATTAAGATAAAATTTGTTTCAAGTTCAATTCTTTCAATTCGAATAATGATAATTTCATTAATTCATCTTTCGCGTTTTGACCTTCAGTTGTATATGAATAATCTTTGTTTTGTGAATTTGCAATTGTTCTCACTACGATTCTATGAGCGAAATTTGATTTTTGTTCTTCAATGTGGTTTCCGAATTGTAACATAATTAATAGTTGTTTTGTTGTTATTAGATATGTAAATATAAAGAACATTCTTTAATTGGCAATGGACAATTATATCTTTTTTTTTAATCGTGCTAGGATCCTTGTAAACTGATTAGAAATTCAATTGATTTACCGACATTACCTGCATCGATATCATCTTTCCTCATCTTCAATACAGGCATGATGATTGATTCAATTTTCTTCGCCTTAAAACCTCGCCTCATCATTGATTGAGTTGCCAGTTTTGTATGTTTCAATAATTTTTTATGATTGTCTGTTAATTGTGTCATGATTAATTGTTTAGGAATGATTCAATGTTGTTGATTGTGTTTTTTAATGTGTCGATCCATGCAAATACAGGATCTATTCCATTATTGTATGATATTTGATATTCGTCTTTTCCGATGCGATTAAATTCGAATGACCTTTTGCCGTCTATTAATTTTCCGTGTTTCATGATTGATTGTTTTTAATATCCGTGAGTTTCTTGGTTCCACTGGTCATATGTTTTCCCATCTTCAGTATCGTCTTTGAAATCTGAATCGTAAGCTAATTTGTATTCATTCGAAAATGAAATCAATTCGTTTAATAATGTCATGTTTAAAACGACTTCATTATTTGTCATTTTATCTTTGATTGTGATTGTTTCAGTTTTGATGACAAATTGTCCAGTTGATTTGTTTGTCAGTAATTTCAATGCGCGTTCTAACATATCATAAGTAAAAGGTACATCGCATAAATAAATTAATCCGGTTGTTGTGCAATAATAAGCATTTTTCATAATTATAGTTTTAAATCGTTATCAGTACAAGATTTACCATTCAATTTAACTTCGAACGCGTAAATTGTGTTTCCACATTCAAATTGAAAATTCATAAATGAATGAAGTTGTTGCAATGTGTTGAAAGTTTCTTCGTAATTGGTTATCGTGTACATATCAGTTGTTTTATTAAGATATTCAAATATACAGATATTTCTTTAATAGCAAAGACTTTTCTATAATTATTTTATCTTTTTTACAATTGTCTGTATTTTCTCATGTAATTCGTATGATATGATTTGTTTCGTTTTCGCCATTCGATTGCGTAGATGCGCCTATATTCTTTCAATGCAGTTTCATACTGTTCATCTGTCATTGATGCAGTACGTATCAAAAGAAATTATCAGTCGATTCAGTTGGCAAATGTTCTTTGTTAATCATGAATGAAAAATCATCAAATGCAAAATTCCTTGAATATTTACAAACGACATTCATTGTATTGCCATCCGGTTCTGGTTCTACGAAAACAACAGTTTCAGCTTTTTTCAATACGGCGGATCCAATATGACCTACTGGTTTTTCAGTACCAAAATTTTTGTGTAAAATTCCTGTTATGTGACATTTCGCGTCTGCAGACCATTTCAATAATTTGCCAGTCAGATCATTTGATTCTGTCAGTGAATTATAATCATTTACCAAATCAGCATATCCATCGATTGAAACGATACCTATTTTATTTCGATATTCTGATTCGTTAATCAACCATTCGATGAATTGCAATCGTTCATTTGGAGTGTATCTTCGCAAACTGAATCCTTGATAATTTGAATTGATTGAACCAACCATTTCTGGGATCCTGCGAAATGTTCTTTGTGAATGAAACATTGATTGTTCAGTATCGATGTCTAAAATGTATTTATCGTTATTGTGATGACCTCGAATGTTAGGAAAATAATTTTGCGCCTCGCCTCCTTGATAGCATGCAAGAATTGCTGATTTCAAGAACGTTTTTTTCGATTTCGACGCTCCTACAATGCACGAATAATCTCCATACGATCCAAATGCAATTGGATATGAATTACCTTTATAATCAGATTCACCGATTGATATTGCAACTGGTTGAGGTTTTAATACCTCGTCTAAATTTACGAGTGCAGATTTTAATAAATCAGATCCATCGAATGTCGGATCAATGTTTTCGGGTGTAATTAATTCAATCATCGTCTTGTGTTGTTTATTTGAGTGGTTATCATATCATCTAATCGTGTTATCAAATTTGAAATCGGTATTGAATCTTTCGATATTCTTTTTTTATCGTCTTCAGACAGTGACATGAATTGCGAAACTTCGTCTGATTCATCATTTTCCTCGCGCTGAACGATTTTAATCCAGTCAGTTTCAATTTCCTTTGACTTGAATATCGATAACGTGTTTAGTTCGTTGTATGCAATTAAGATATTGTCGTAAAATATTTGAAGTGGTTGTTTCAATATATTTCGAATGTGCTTGTAAGTCGCTGTCGTGTCTTTGTATCTGAGCAAATTACCTTCGTACAAATATAAAAATAATTTAGCAAATGCAATATTATCGTATTGTTTTTCTCGTTCTTGATAATTTAAATCTTCAATGATTTTATTCAATGCAGCAATTTGAGCTTCTGATTTCATTGATTTAGCAAGAAATTGAATTGCGAATTTTGAAGTATGAAATTTCATAATTTACCTTTTTGAGTGTCCATGATTCGTTTTTTGTTCCATGTTTTTAATCTGCGATTGATGTCGAATGATGTTTGCTTTTCGAATCTCATTTTTTTATCACGAGGCCCAGCTTCAGTCCAATATTCTGCAAATTCATTCAACATCGCAGAAGGATATTTAACATCATTTTCAATTAAACAGTTTTTAATATCATCGATAAATGTTTTTTTCCTTTCGCCTATAGTAATACTTGTATTACTCTTGTTTAATGGTTTAGTTGTTGCTATCCGTTTGTCTTTGGATTGTTTTCTGCTTGCTTTCCTTAATTCAAGATCTTGATATTCGTCATATTTTACAACTGTTATAATCGAAAATCTGTTTGAGGAGGTGGTAACAATTTCGCCAGTCGATTTTAAATTCGAAATTCGTTTTCTTAATTGAGGTATTGTCATATTAGTTGCTGCAGATAAATTGTTCAATGATGTGACAATCTGACCTCGTTTGATTGTTTGTCCTCGCCATTGTTTATCTTCCCAATTAACCGTCAAAATTAAATGAATGAATAATTTGATTGATAGTGCGTCATCGTACCATTCCCAGTTAGTAAATGCACGATACAAAACAATGAAGCCCATTTTGGTTGTTTCTTCGCTCATGATTGTGTTATCTTTTTAAGTTGGTGTAATAATTTTCTTTCCAAACAATAGGAATGCCAAAATGTGTTTTAAATGCGAAGTCGATAGTTGATTGTGCTATCTGTTCAAACTCTAAACATCGAATGTATTTAGGATCCTTGATTATGGAAAGAACAAACTTACGTTTTTCTGGTTGACTTTTCAAAGAATTATATTTAATTATTGCTTCTTTTTTGTTCATTAGAATAGGAATTGTTGGTTATCAGTTACAATTTGCGATGCATGAAAGGTCGTTTTTATCATGCATTCGATTCGATCTCCATCTTGTTTTTCAAAGATTGCTTCAATCACTTTTCCACCTGATGAAAAGTGAATTACGTCACCGCGTTTCATTAAAATAATGTCATTTGATTCTGAGCAACGTGCTTAAATGCATCTGCATTGAATGTCACAATATCAGTTGATTGATCTGAAGCATCGCCAATATATTTATACGATTTAGTTATTGCATTTCGCATTTTCAACATTCCTCCTTTGTCTGATGATTGTTGTTTTTCCATCCATTCAGAATTTAATTGTTCTTTTTTAACTTGATTCGTCAATTTCCATCGATGTTCATTTTTTTTCATTGCACCGAATAATGCTGGATTTGATGTTTTAATGTACATATTTTTATTGTCAGCTTTGTACAATGCGCCAAAATAATCGATGATTTGAAATCCAATACCCAAGCCTTGATAATCAGGTAAAACTACAACTCGTGAAATACGATATCCATTTTCAATGTTGCCATGAGGAAAAGGTAAAATTGCAATAAATCCAACTGGTTTGTCGTTCATTATCCAAACAAAACATTTTGCTGCCTTGTTTAGGTCCTGACTCATATAATGACTTGATTTGAATATATTCCAAGTTTCATATCGACATCGAAATATCTGAAGTTCAATTTTTGGCCTTGATTGCCGAAGACATGACGCTCTCTCAAGACGCCCTTTAATCGGTGAATATGTCCAATCCGGTTGTAACCATTCCATTATATCGAAATGACATGATGCAAGAACGATCTTCTTTTTTTCACGTCTTATGTATTTTTGCAATGCATTGCTCATCGCCTTTGCAACATCTCGATCTACGACAGATGTAAACTCATCGATTAAAATAACTTCGCCTATTTTCGCCTTACCGACTTTGTATGCAAGTGCAGCTCGATATTGTTCTCCGTTCGATAATAATGCAAAAGGTCGCAACCATGTAGGAACAGCGGATAAACCCATTGCAGATAATAAAAATGTTGCTTCTTTCGGTGTCATCCAGTCGAAATTCGATATCAAAGGTTTTTTATCATCGAATTGATCTTCAGTCAATGACCCAAATTCTTTCAACAATGTAGTTTTTCCTGTACCAGATCCACCGTAAATAACTCCGATATTCCATTCAAACGTTTTCGCCTCACCAAAATTAATAGGTATTTTAACTGACGTTTCGTCTTTGTTTTGAATGTCAAATGCTTCATAAACATATTCTGTATATTCGTCATTTATTATTTTATTTGTTCGTTCAATGTATTTCATGATTTATACAATTTTATGTTCTTCGTTTGCATTAATTTTATATCTGTATGGATTTGCACAAGTATCTCTCAATGTGCCAGTTTTCATCATTGTTAATCGTCTTGAATCGTATTTCAAACGTGAAACTGTATTCTTGTAAATCCAAAATTGAACTTGATTTGGCGCGTCCACTTCAGCGTCAAATTCATACAATCCATGAATGATTGAAGAATGATCTCTGTTGATGTAAAATGCACATTCGGCTAACCTGAAATCATCGCCTAACATTTCTCTCGTGATTCCCATATAAACATTTCGTGCTTTAACGGCAAGTTGCGCTCGTGATTCGGTGCTCAAATCGAGGATCCTGCACTCTTGTTCAAGTGCAGTTTTAACCTCGATAAATACATGAGCATGATTGATTGATTCGCGTCTCATAATTTTATACGTATTTTTGATTAATAATAATTTCTTTTTCGAATGTCAAAAGCTTCTCGTTTTCAAATCCAAATTCATTCATTAATTTACGAATGATTTCATTAATGATTTCGACATCATCTGTAGTTTTAGCAACTTCAAACACTCGTTTTCCGTCATTTGCTTCGCTGAAATAAACTGCAAAATATCTTTTATTATTGTCATCTGCAAATCCAGACAATGCATAATATTCTTTGTAATAATGAGATTCATTTCCTGTAAAATAATCATTTGGATTAACATCTACTTTGGCTGCAAATGCATTAGCTAGTTTTTTTAAATTTGTCATGATTGATTGTTTTTTATGATTGATTAATTGATTGATTATTCGCTGAAATCGTTTTCATTATCTTCGTGCAATGATTCGATTAATGAATGTAAAGATGAATCGTGAGGATTTCCATTGCCCAATAATTGACTGAATCCGTATTTACCGTAAGCACGATAGTTTGATTCAATTGAAGTTCCTGCAACTGCATCATCTACGATAGACATTGCTTCTTGAATCATATTGATTGCTTCTTCGATTTGTTGTTGTTTTTCGTAACTCATAATTTCTGGTTGTTTTAATTGGGTTAGGAATCCACTTCGTCTGACGCCTAACCCGTTTCTTGAATAATTATTATAAAAAGTTGTTTTGTTTACATATTGCTATAAATTCAGATATACTCATTAATTTGTCTGAACATAAAACTTTATCGATTCTTCTAACTTCAACGTCCCAACCTTTGTAGATGAAATAAATCGTACAAAATTCGTTATCGATTAGTGTGCTTCTGAATTGTTTTGTAGTTGTCATAATGTATATTTTAATTGATTACTCAACAAATATACAGACATATTTCAATTAGCAAAGACTTTTCTATAATTATTTTGGGTCAATTGTTTCGAAAACCACTTCGATTTCGTTTATATCGATTGGCTGGCTTGCATTTTCGTCATTAAAATTATTTTTGTTTATTTTCATAATATTCGATTTGACTTAATAAATGTTTTAATAATTCTTCCTTTTCGAACTTCTTGAGTTTCGAAATACCATGGGCTTTGTGTCGTAATTCACTCATCCATGCTTCGCCTTTTTCTTTGTACAACCATTCAGTAAATTCGACCGGAGTTTTGTGTGCAGAAAATGACGATGAAAATACATGATGCCCAGTACATAAACATATTCCGTTTATAGTATCCCATCTTGTCGAACGGTTCGAACGTGAATAAATATGATGCGATTCTAATCGTTTAACTCTTGTGTTGCAATATTCACATCTAAAACCTGCGCGATGTTTGACTAATAATGACCATGCACGGTCTAATTTTCCATCTATACCTTTTAACTGTTTCATCAATCTAATTTGTTTTTGAAATGATTAATAATTCCTTCCATTTGATGATTGTAGTAATCATCGAATATTTTATATCCTTTAGGATCCTGTTCGAAGTTACAAAATAAAACGGCTCGCATTCTTTGAGATTTAGATTTTCCTGTATCTTCATAATCTGATTTCAATGATTCCAACATCTTAATTTCATTCGTTTTTAATGCATCTTCCTTGAATGCAAGAAATCCAAACCGCCCAATATTATGAGCGATTTGGACTAATTGTTCTCCAGTCGGTTCTTGCGTTTCAAACGTTATTTTCAATGTCTTATCTTTCAAAGACCTGTAAACATCCAATGTAGCACCGATTAGTATCATTTCCTGATTTGTTTTAATATCATCGATGATTTTCTATTGACGACTGTAGGCAACTCAAGGATCTCACCATTTTCATCCACTGAAGTCAAACCTTGTTGAAATGATGCATATGCAGCTTTCATTTTTTGTTCTTCAGCTTTTAATTCATCTTTCAATTTCGCAACTGACGGACAATTATCATATTTAAATGTTTTGCCGCCATTTCGAAATTCGAATTTCCATCCACCGAATCCTTCTGGATAATCAGTTGAATGCATCGCGATTTCGTTAATGTTTTCATCCATGAAATCTTTGATGAATTTCAATGGATGAACTAATTTAATTTTTAACTCGTGCAATGTTACAGTGGCTTCCATAATATTGATTTCGCCTTCATTCCATTTTGTAATTGTTCTTTCGATTTTTTCTAATACTTCAGTCATAATTTTATCCGATTAGTTTCATTAATAATTCTTTTGTTTTTTTACTCACTTTATATTTAGTGATTTGATTGATGTCAGTTAATTTACCGTTCTCGATATACATTTCGATTTCTTTATATTCTGCAGTTCCTTCATTCAACCACGGTCTGTCGTCTGCTTGTCGCATTGATTTCGAATTTGCATCATTTGAATGACCAGCTGCCAGATTTGCGTCATCGTCTTCGGCTTGTAATGATAACAATGATTGTAAGGTATATCTTCGATAATAAGTTATTGCACTACCCATTTTTTGCGGGTCATTCAATACAGGTAATTTTAACCTTGATTCAATTTTCGAATCGTCTGATAAATCAATTATCAATGTGTGAATTTCATCCAGCACTAACGGTTGCAATATCATTAATCCATGTGATTCAAGAATTGGCTCTACAGTTTCCAACAATGTATTGATGTCGAAATACGTATTTTTGAAATGAGGATTTCTCGAATCTTTTTTGATCTTGCCTATTTCTTTTTTCGCCTCAGCTAATTTCTTGTAAATGCTCATAATTATTTGTTTAATAGTTTTGATGTTTTTTTCATTTCAGCTTTGATCCAATTTATCATCAAATGATGTACACGTTCTTGATGTTGTTCAGGTATTTGCCATGACGAAAACCAATTTGCTCTCGTCCCAGCATAACTGAGATTAAATTCGTGTGCAACAAATTTGACAAATTCTGTCTTGTCGATAATTCTTTTAAATAATGTTTGTAAATTTTTCATGATTCTAGTTTAATATTAAGTTATGATTTATAATTGTTGCAGTATGACCTTTGCCACATCTATCTAATTCTTTGCTCATTTTGATTGCTAATGATTTCGATTCAACTTCAAATGTATGATAAAACAAATCATAGTCATCGTTGTTTTGTCTCCAATATTCTACGAGGTATGAAATTTTATTATCGAATACATTTTTAACATCGAAAAAAACCTCAATTTCGCCTTCCAGTGATGTTAATATTTTCGTTTCTACGCCTGTAGGAATTTCTACATTTTTGTAATATTTGCGTTTATAAAATTTGTCGAATAATTGTTTTAATGTTTTCATGATTAGATTGATTTAAATTCGTCAAAATATTGATATAGGTTGTTTGCATTCAGATCCAGATAGTTATGCATCGCCAAGACGATTTCGTACGGTAAATCCATTACTAACTCAGTCGTTTTCAATGTTTTTTTGACTTGCGACATGACAGCTGGGAATTTCTCAATTTCTTGCGATAATTTCAATTTATGATCTGATTTTAATCTTTCGTATAATGATTGTGATTTGTACATAATTAAATAAATTTAAGTCTTAATAATTTAGATTGTTTTAATGATTGTTTGACAAATATACAGACATTTCTTTAATATCAAAGAAAAAGATTTAAAAATATGCATAAAAAAACACCGTTACCAAGCAGCAACGGTGTCCAACCAATCAATCTAATATAATTATGAGTATTACAACCGAGGTAAACTTACAAAGAATAATCGAAAACGTTAGGTTGTCCAGTCCCATTGTTTTCAACAATTAAGAATCCCGGAGTTGTGGTATAACCTAAATTCTCACTGAATGAATTGCCAGTAAATAATGACGGACAAATCATTCGTCTTGAATCAATCGTATCATCCATGACGACTTGAAAATTAGACATTTGTGAAACTGACAATTTTTGCATTCGTGAATGAAGATGACCTTCAAGGATAAAATTGAATAAACCTTTTGTGCCGAACTTCCAGCAAATCTCATCTGTTTTTAATTTCTTTGTCAATGGTAAATGACCATGATTTAATATGAATGATATTTCGTCAGTAATGAATGTTAAAATAGTTGATGAAAATTGAACATCGTAATCCATTAATTCTAATCCCCATGCAATCGCTTCGGCAGCGCCACCGTCTGTATCTTCTTTTGAATCAGAACTGGTTCTGTCGTGATTTCCTGCAACCATTTTAATCGAACCAAGATTTGCTATTCGTTCCAATAAATGTTTACTAACCAATTCGCAAAACAATCTAATCGCTTTGATTCCGAACATTCCTTTCTCAAGACCTTTCCATGAGTTAGCATGATTCATTCCTGTGAATGATTCAATCATGTCGCCTAGGAAAACTACATCAACTGATTCGTATCCATATCGATTTACTTCTTGAGCTGCCTTTTCCAACATATCGCATAAAATCGTGATTGAGAAATCTAATCCTGAGGCGAGGCCTGAAATGTAAGCACCGAAATGAAAATCTGATAAAACTAAAACACCTCGTTTTGCTGTTCTCGGTAAATCGAATAACAATTTCGGTTGGTAATCATCTAATGTTTCTTTTAAAATATTTAGATAATCGATATCGTCTTGTTCAGTCGGTTGCCATTGTTTAGGTCGTGTTTGGATCCACTGCAGACCAGTTTGAGAATTTGTAGATATTTTTATGACTTCATGATTGTCTGGAACCTTAATCGGTTTAGGTTGCAATTTTTCAACTGAAGATGTTTCGTTTCCATGTTTGTCGAATCGTTGCTCAGTTTTGTTCCATTGTTTTTTTATTTTGAATGGTACACCTGTCAAATATTTTTTAATGTATTTTCTAAAATCTGCTGAAGGTTGTTTATCAAATTCGATTCCATTTTGAGTAAATATTTCGATTGCAACCGCATTATAAGAAATCGAAGGATTGATTTCGTACAACTCCGTAATTTGTTCATTATATTTTTCCCATTTATTTGCCATTTCTTTTTCATTTTTAGTTTATAATAGAATAAATAAAGCAGTGACTATTATGCCACCACTTACAAGACCTTTTACGAATGATTTTCGTTTTGCCTTTCGCAGTTTTTTTTTGTCTAATGTTTGTAATTGCTCGAAATTATCTATTATTACATCGTTATTGATTTGAATATCGTTCTTCAATCCAATTCGCTTGACGTAAACACCTTTAGATCGCTCGCAGATTTTCAATGCAGTTTTTAATTCATTGATTTGTTGTTTTCGCAAGGATCCTACTCGACTAGGTTTTTGTTCGATTTGATTGATGATTTTTTCTAATGAATCAGATTTTAATTCATGTACGATTTGCAAATCATTTAATCGAATATTCTCTGCAGCTAATTTATCATTTGATGCTTCGATTCGTTCATTTAATGATTTCAATTGTTTGATTTCAAAAGTGCGTTCTATTCGTTCCGTTTCTAATTTATTGTAGTTTTTATTGCCTCGAAATACAACAACGGCCAGCACGACCAAAAGACATACAATTATTACATTTGATTTCATAATCTTCTATATTTTAAAACTCTGTATTTTGGGTATCGTTTGATATTGACTTCATCGCCTTGATTGCCGCCTAAGATCCAAACATAATTTGCACTTTCGCGAATGTAAAATCCAACATGACCTTTCCATGATGTTTTAGAACCTCGCCACAATACAACGACATCGCCTAATTTGACTTTTGATTTAGATACAGGTTTGCCGACTGTCAACCATGAACGAGCGTTCAATTTATTCGACATCGGTTTGTTTGATTTCATTGCACACCAATTGACGAATGCTGAGCACCATGCCATTTCATCATCTTGCACCCATTCGAATCCGATCTCTTGAAAATACCTTAAAATATTCTCATTTTCTGGTGCATTTATATTTGAGTCTGCATATTCGCGAATCGCGAATTGACTGAGCGCTATATGAAACGGTTCCACCATATCAGTATGATTGATAAAATTAATATTATTGTTTTGATGATAAATCCGAAAGTGCATCGATTATCGTTTCCATCCCATGCATCAACTGTATTGTCTAATTTTGAAGTTTCACCGCAATAATTCCAAGGCCATTTGTTTATTAAATTGAATAATAAATCGAAAAATGTCCAACGATACGCAAGTGAAAACAAAATAAAGAATCCAACGTCCCAACCAACCAAAAACCAGCCGCTAATGACGTATGCTAATCCATCAAATGCAGCTGATAATTTGTGATTTACTCGTTTATCTGGATCATCATGCAAACGTTTATCGTTCCATAATTTGAATCCAAGCAGACCGTTTAATATTAAAAAGTAATATACTTCAGCCAAAGTTCGCCCCAGTTTACGATGTTAAACAAATCGAGTAACACGAATCCGACTATACCTAAAACGAGGTACAAAAGTACGTGGAACTTCTTGTCTTGATACCATTTTATTTTGTGATACATTGTACATGATTTAAATTAGTTTTCTAGTTTTGATTTTATCAGTTTAATGACATAATGAAATATGATTATCACAATCAATATGCCGTTAACAGTGTTCATGAATTTTCCCGGAATTACAAATACATTCAAAATGAATCCAAATAGCACCACGAATGGTAAATATTTAGAAATGAATTTAAATCCAGTGTTGAAATAATCTTTTAATTGTTGCATAATTTATTTATTAGTTAATAATGAAAATATAAATATAACCAAAGTAACGACTATTCCACCGAGTGCACCCCAGCCAAACATCATTCCTTTTAAATTGTCTCGATAACTTTCTAATGATCTGATTCGCGTTTCATTTCCTCTAACTTTTGCGACTGCGCCTGCAGTTCCTGTTCTGTCATCATCTTCCAATAAAAACAAAACTCGCTGCATTCCTAATTTCAATGAATCAACATCGTTTTGTAATTGCGAAATGATAACTGCCGATTCGAGTTGCTTTAGTGCGATTTGTTCTATTATAGGTTTTTCTTGTTTGTTCATTTGATCCATTACTTTGTATGAGATTTATTCGAATCTTTGGCGAAATAGCCTATCAAAGTTGAACCAAATGTTCCGACCGAAGCGATTGCAATCGTGAATGTTTCTTTATCGATTTTATCTAAAATCAATGCAGCGACAAGACCCATTCCAGCTATCGTCATTGCTACCGCTATAATCGTTGTAGTAATTCCTTTATTGTTCATAACATCGTATTTTTATGTTCTATTTGTAAACATACAAAAATAATTATTAATTATGGCATATATGTCGCTGGATCCACTTTTAAATTAACAAGTTTCATGACGCCTTCTTTATGATCTCGAATCCGTTTGACAGTGAATGTATTCTGATATTTTTTCATATCTATCGTTAATGAATCATTGAATTGTACGTTTGTCATTCCGTATTGTTTAGTCGGAAAAGAAATGATGTGAGGATAAACGTCAATTTCGCCAGCATGGAACCACATCTTATTCTCGTATATTTCAAAACAGGTAGTTATTTGAATCGTATCAATCGTTTGATTTGGTAAGATTTGTTCGATTTCATCAACTTTATAAGAAACGCCATTTACCGTGATTGAATCTAATTCCTTGTAGATAACATCTGGATTGCTCAAAGCTTCGGCTAAATCGATATTTAACTGTTCAATGTTCGTATTTAATGTAGTTATTTCGATTGTTTGAGTTTCAATTGTCGATTCATGATTATTTATGATGATTTGTTTGCCGTTAATGTCATTTTGCAATTCATCTTTTTGATCTGTCAATGTAGTAACTCGAAGCGTCAATGCAGATTTATCATCTGTTAATTCTTGATTAATCAAAAGCAATGCATCGTTTTTATCCAATTCAATTTTGACTGCATCTTCCAATGAATCAATTTTGATTTGTTGTTTAGGATCCTCGACAATTATTGGATCGCAAGGAATGTTGCCATTTGTTTGTGCTTCGCATCCGAAAGGATATAAAAATACTCCACTAATTAATACTAAAAATTTCATTAAGTTTTTCATGTTGTTTGTTTTATGTGATTTGCAAATATAAGTAAATTTTAATTATCGGTTAAATCGTATTGTTTAACCTCGACATTAGCTGACGCTCCGCGACCTAACCAAATTCTATCGTATCTTGCAGGATGAACAGTCATCATTCGAACATCTGCAGTTAAAGGTCCAGTTACGGTTTGAAGATTTGTAATCGTTGTAATATCCCAATTCGTAGTTAAATCGTATGTGCCAGTTGTTCCTGAACTTTCATCTTGTACACGAACTTGAGATCCGTTTCCATTAAAAATCATGTTCGACCATTTGTAAGGCGATGTTGAAATTGTTTGAGCTGCAGTTGTACTCATTGTAGATACGTCCCATGCGGTAGACATATCATATCTATGCCAGTTTGTATTGTTGTAGCAAACCCACATATATTTTCCTTCATTTTCATTTCTTGGTGTCAAAACCGCATACAAATTAGAACTAACGGCTGATGACGCTGCATTATAAGTGACTGTTCCACCCAAATCCCATCCAGTCGTTAATGTCCAACTGAAAAGTTTTCGTTTTCCATAGTCGCAAACTATCAATTCTGTTCCATCTTCATTCCACAACATACCAGTAGGAATTGTTGAACCAACTGAAGATACATCATAAGAAACGTCTAATGAAAAACCAGTAATATCGAAAGGTGCAGTCACCGTATATTGATCTATATTATCGGTAGTCGCTCCAATTACATAAAACATCATTCCGTCAGGTCGCCAAGTCATGTCTTGTAAATTCGATTCATTGACATCTATTTCAACATCGAGTGTATAAGTTACGTCATAATTCCAACGATATTTGTTATTTGAAACACCTGTTAAAGCTGTAAATTGTGCTTGCATAGAAAATGCAAACGATAAAAACATTATGATTAAATACTTTCTCATTTTTTGATTATTTAAAATTATTATTAATAAGCACCGATTGCAATCCAATCATCCGAAGATGCAGTTCGTTGTACGAATTGAACGGCATTAATTTTGTTATTTACAACACCTGTAATGATTACATCGAATGACGTAGAACCATTTATTGTTGCTGTCCCAGATGTGGTTACAGTAACCGTTCCAGCGCCTTCAGCTACGATTGTGAATGTTGCTCCTTCGCCTTCCGTTAATGTGTCAGGTATTGTATATGTCACTGCACCTGCAGCGGTTGAAAACAACAATTGACCCACATCGGTTGTGCTTATGTTTTGCGTAGTTGATTCAGTCAATACATCAAGTCTTGCGTCTTGTATTTGGGCATCATCAAATGATACAATATCTACATCTTCAAATACAAATCCATCTGAAAGGCCGAAATAATTTAAAGTCCCAGTCGCTGTATTGCCTAGGTCATTGAATTTTAATTTTAAACCAGCTACATCGTCATATTTTACAGAAACTTCACCGTATGTAATTGCCGTATCATAAGATCCTATTTTAGGTTCATTGCCTAAAAAATTCAAATAACTTGTTCCAACAACACCTGTTCCAGCGGTAGTATTTCCAATTGAAAATGAGCCGTTATTTGCATTAGTAATATTGAATGTATTTACATCTAAATTACCACCTAATTGAGGTGTTGTATCTTCGACAATGTTTGAAATTCCACCGCCACCACTTGGAGTGAATGATTCATTTGCCTGATATCCAATTGCTTTAAATTGATTAATCGTGCCAGTGAAGTTTGTTGTTGTAGCAATTTTCAAATCATTGTGAGATGATGTAACTGGATCAATTATTATTTCATATTTACCAGCTGCAGTTATTGTAGTTGTGCTTGCTGTTCCTTCAACCGAAATAGTGAGAGTTCCTGACGTGTAAGACGATACATTGATGATAACCTTCACTTTGTCACCAATCAAAAAGGAAGGCGACAAATCTAAATCCAAATCGCCTGATGCTGCAGATCCAACAAATGAATCATTGCTATTTGTCCAACCAGTACCAAATGTCCAAGATCCATCAAATTTATCTCTAGTATAATCTTGAATTGCATCGAAAAAATGATTCGAAGCACCGTAAGTCATTAAACTATTATTTCCTGCTATATCGAAATCTGCACCTGCAGAAATGTTTGTTATCGAAGTGTTACCTAAATTGACAGTGTTGCTACCTAATCCAGTTGAATTATGTCCGATAGCAATTTCATTTGTGATTCCAGTTGTTGCAGATGCTTTTGATAAATTACCAATATAGATAGATTGATTATTGTTAGTGAACAAATAACCTGCATTTCTACCCAAAGTGACATTGTCACTTCCTATAGTGTTGTTTTCCATAGATCCCCTGCCGACTGCGGTATTCCTATCGCCAGTTGTCATAAAAAAACCTGCACCCGAACCAACTGCAGTGTTCCAATCTCCATCGGTCAAATAAGCTAATGCACCTGAACCAAAAGCGGAAGTTTGCGTACTTTCAGCACCCAAAGATGATAATGCATAAGTTCCAATTCCAGTGTTTCCACCGTCATTATTTCCATTGGCACTTGTTCCATGTAATGATGTATTTCCACCTGCATAAAGACCTAAAAATGTATTCGGATAAGCTTCGTTTTCAGCCGAAGAAAATGAATATGGATAACCATTTTTCCATATTGCACCAGCACCAAGTCCAATTCCATTCAATGCATCGGCTAACATTATTTTATCAGCTTGCAATCTAAGAGAATCAGCCGCGACATTGTATGTAATTTTAGCAGAACCTTGAATATTGTCAGTACCATTTCCGAATGCAATTTGTTCGTCAGAAATTGTGCCACCGATTGTTCCAGTACCAGCGCCAGCGACTGCATCTTGTACATATTCGACAGTTGCTGCAGCGTGAGGATATGTATCATCCCATATTTTAAGATTCGTCAATGTCGATGCTTCCAAATTGACTAATCCAGCTAATGCATCTCGAAAAACTACAATTGAATTTCGAGGCACATCGCGAACAAATTTAGTTGAACCAGTACCAGTTAAATCACCAGATCCAATAATCATTCCGATGTTGTTCGAACTGAATCCTTCAGAATTAATTGGTTCTTTATTTCCTTGTCCGAATATTGCAACTTTGTCAGACAATGCAGTTGTTTCAGACAAACCCCAACCAATTCCAACATTCAATCCGCCAGATGTGAAATCAATCGAATGACCTATTTGTATTCCATAATTTGTTGTATTCGTTAAAAACGTACCAAATCCAACACCAGAATATCCACCGATTGAATTATCAGTACCGATATTTATTGCGTATGTTCCAGAAGTAGGAATTTCAGAATCTTGACCTAATAAAAACGCACCATATCCTTCATTTTTATTGTTATATCCCATCGAAAATGATTGCGTCCCGAGGCTACCTTGTGTCGGAGATTCAGATCCAGTATTGTCATAAAAACCTAAATCGAGTGCACCAGCACCACCAATACCAGTGTATGTTCTATCCATTCCTACAGGATAAAATGTATCTCCATTGCCTTCATCATATCGTCCAATTGCTGTTTCTCCTTGTATTGCACTCAATGACGCTGTTGAACCATCGCCCATCAAAATGTCATCTGATGTTCCGCCTGTTCGAACGAATTGACCTGATTCGACTTGAGCAAGAAAATATCCACCGCCTAAAACAGATAAAGTACCTGCATTGAATGTCAATGACGATGTACCGATTATTGTATTTGGAGTTGTATCACCAATTGCAAGTTGACCTACAGTCAAGGATCCTGGCAATCCACCACCGATAGATTCCCAAGTTGATCCGTTCCAATGTTGATATTCTGAATCAGTGACGTTATAAATCATCCAAAATTCAGATGAAGGTACCGTCAATGCATCGCGTTCAATTGTCGTTAATTGTTTATAACCAGCAACATTGAATTTTGATATTTGCGCAGGTGCAGTTTCGCATCCGATTATAAAAATGAATGTGATAATTGCGAATAATAATTTTAAATTTTTCATAATAGTGTTATATCTTTAAATAATTGTAAATTCGTTTCTGTCGTATATGGTACAGCAATAACTTTTGCTTCAATATATCTTGACGTTGTAGGATATCTTCGGATCATGTCGCCTGTTTGAATTTGAGTCATGTTGAAATTACCGCTCGCTTTCAATACGTATGCATCATCTATTTCTATCCATTCAATCATAATAAAGTAATTTCCTCAAATATACTTAAATTTGCTTCAACAGTGTATGGTAATGCATCAACTCTCGCATGAATATATCTATTGATTGAAGTATATCTTCGAATCATGTCATCAACTTCGATTGAGTTCGTGTTCGTGTTAGTTCCTTTATAAACGAATGCATCGTCTATTTCGATCCACTTCGCATCAATTAACGGTGGAATATTTTCTGATAATGGTGCACCAGTTCCGACAATTGCACCACTAAATGTAACAAATTCATCAACTACGGCTGATTCAGATAATGATGTTATAAATCCAGAACCTTCCTTGAAATTTGCTGATTCAGTTGACTCGATTTTCCATTCGATAGGTTGTCTTGCCTGTTTCAAAACGACTAGATCTTCGTACGAAAATATTCCATTCGAATCGTTTGTTACTGTCATTAATCCACTGAAATCAATATTGTATCTTTGTTTAATTGGAACAGACGCAACCCAACCATTTTCAACATCGCGAGTAGTTACGTCAGTCATGTCTGATTCATCTGAGAAATTGTTCTCTGTCAAACATCCAATTGGGACCCATAACGATGACCGTTTGATGTATAATAATCTATTTTCGCCTTTCATGAAATCGCCCATTTTCTTATCCTTTTATAGTCGGTTTTACTGTATTTCCATAATCAAATGTAATTTGATAGTCCAAATCTAATAATTCATCCGTAAAGATTTCAATAAATTCTGCATCAATTATATTTTCTTTAGTGTCCCATTCATAAGAAGTGGGTACAAATAAACCTGTTAAACCATTAATTTGTACGATTGATAAATACTCAAAATACCCATAAACACTGCCTTTGAAAATTCGCGCAGGTTTTTGACTTGCTCTCATTGTTTCATGACCCATCATACCTAAAATTGGTAATTCGTCAGTCAATCCAAATCGATTCCATGCCGCGGTGTTAGTTGTTCCATCGATTTCATAAATTGCACCTTTGAAATTGTCTTCAACATTGTCGCCAGTAAATACTTCTTTTATGTTTTTGATTTGCGCAGAAGGTTTTGTTGTTCGCTGAAATGTATGAAATTCGCCTTCAATCGTTGTACCTTGAACTCCAGATCCAGTATCTTCTTGACCCAATTCAACTTGTGTAATGTGACAAACGCCACCTCCGATTCCGCCATTACCATCTCCCGAAATGTTTGTTCCTTGACAATTGTACATCGCAACAATTAAATTCCCAGCAACTGGCAACGGGTCCATCGTATCATCAATGACCCATGATGCATTTGCATAAAATGATTTAGAAATATCGTCTTGTGTATTTAATAACCAAGTTCCATTTGGGCGTAAATAATATATGTCCGAGGATCCTGAATCTTCTAAACGAACTTCGTATTTAAAGTTAGTTGTTTCAGCTGGTGGATATCGATTCACTTCTCCATGAAATCGCAATGTCAAATCTAATCCAGATGCAAATAATAATGGGTCTGATTCAATGACGATTTCGTCTGTATTATAACCAGTGATTGCTAATGAAATTCCACAACCGTTAGATAATGGATATGAAACAAGCAATGCAGATAAAACGTCCCATTCAGGAATGTCAGGAAAAACTCCCACACACAAATACTGATTCGAAAACAATGATTGTAGTTGTCCGTATTTGTAATTAATTCTATATGCACCAATTGAATTTTTGATATTGATTTGCTGATTCGCTTGAATGTGGTGAGGTACAAATCCATCGGTAAATGATCCGAGCGTCCATGCTGTTTCCAATGTCGATTTCGCAGGTGTTAATGCTGCACCAAGATAATCATAACGAAAATAATTAATGATTGAATCTTCTGATATTTGTACAGGTCGAGTGATGAACCATTCACCATTTTTTGATTGAACATTTGCAGTAAACGGTTCCAAAATGTCGCGAATGACCTTATCACAACTGAAAATAGTTTCGCCATCATCTTCTACGTATCGTTCAACATTTATAGTCGCATTTGCTAAAACGTCTAGCGATTGATCTAATCCATTATAATAAATATCTATGTCTGTATTGATATTGTGTTGTAGGCCTGTTCTTGCTAACGCCTTCGACAAAACTGATAACATCGTGAATTTACCTGTATATGGAAAACCTGAATCATCTACGAATGATAAATTTTCAAGATAACCTAATCCATCAACACAATCGAATGAAACTTTCCATTCTGCATTTACATAATCTTCGTACCATCCTTCTGGATTCATCCATCCGATGAATTGCGTTTGTAAATTTCGTGAATAAATGACTTTGATTGTTTTTTGATCTTCAGTGTATAAATCGTAGAATGTCAATGAATCATCCGCTTCCAATTCGACTCGCAATCCTTTACCTCGAATCGCGTCCAATGGATCATCAACTTGTGCATGAGTTAAAAAAACTCGCCCATTGATTTCAGTTTCAGTTCCTACAAAAGCATCGTCATATATTTCCAAACGATGATCTGAATTTGTAGTATCTTTGTATTCTAAGAAATATTTCAATGCCATATTATAAACTTAATTGACCACCCAAGGCCTTATTTCTATCCAATGTGTTTTTCAAAACACCTACTAATTTTGTTCCTGCGATTTCGAAAACGTATGTTCCACCGCCACCACCAGATGATGTTTGAACTGAAGAACCAGATGTTGATGAACGCGAACCAGATCCACCGACTGAGCCACCTCGACCACCGCCACCACCGATTGATCCGCCTATTTTTGATGCCTGAGCACCGACTGCAGAACCTAACGCGACAAGAGCAACCCCAGCTGCAATTGCAACAACTGGATTCAATGATTTCAATGCAAGTTTGATTGCCAATAATCCAACACCTACCTGAATTGCCATTTTTCCTAATGATGTCAAAACTGAACCTAAACCTTGTAGCAATACTTGACCACCGGCCTGTAATAAGTTTCCTCCGTTCGCTAGCGTTTGACCGATAGTTTCGCCTAGATTAGCAAAGGTATTTGCGATTTCGTTCGATATAATCGAGCTGGCTGATTCATTAAAGAAATGTAATGCCTCGACTGAAGCTTCGTAATGCGCCTTTTGTTTTGCAAGTTCAGCATCATAAACCGATTGTGGAATTATACCGATTAATTTTGTCGCATCCAATGGTGGAATTTTATCAAAATCTTCTCGCGATCCAGTCATTTCAAGTTGAAAATTCTGCAATGCCTTTTTTGCCGTTGCTGTCAATTTAAACATTTCAGCTGGATTCGGTGCACCCAATAATGCTTCTGCACGAGGTTTTGATTTCGCCTTCGCCTTTTTACCTAAAATATCATATTGTTGATCTGCAGTAACTCCGTATTCGGCCATGACATCTTTAATCGTGTCTTGCAGTTCATTTATTTCGTTTTCGATTTCTGTTTTGCCATCGCCTAAAATCGCCTGACCTAATCCACCCAATGACGGAACAGATGCACCTAAATTTGATAATGCAAGGCCTAATTTATCAGTTGCTGATAATGTTTTTTTCGTTTGTAATTCAGCAAGTTTTGCAAATAATGGTGCTTGTTGAGCTTGTAATTGTTTGACAATACCTGCGCCTATAATCGACTTTTTTTGTAGATCGTATGCCTTTGATATTTCGTCAACCGATGCCTTTTCAAGATCCATATTGCCGAAATATCCCGGATATTGTTTTTGAATTTCTTCGATTGCAAGTTTACGCTGTTCAGTTGATAACGATGCATCATCTAACGCACCGACTAAAGTTGATAATTCTTGAATTTCCTCGCCTATACCTTCAGCTGCCTCACGAAATGCCTTATCGGCTGCCGATGTCGTGGAAATCATGTCTTGCATTTCGTCACCATATGAAACCATCAATGATGTGATTGCAGAAATCGCTAATAGGATCCCAGCAGGTCCAGCCAATGATGATAACATTGCTTGTAATGCCTTAGTTCCACCGCCTGCAGAAGTTGCTAAATATCCAAAATTTTGTGTTAATTGTGTGATGTTATTCGCAACACCTTGAATGCCGAATGGTGCGTCCTGAACAATACGTGAAAATTCAGATAATGCTGGTACTGCATTTACTTTTGTAGTTTTTGCAAGTTTACCTTGTTTTTGTGATGCGACTTTAGTTTTGTTACCAAAATCTTGTACTGCTTTTCCCGCTCGTTTCGTTCCGTTTTCAAGGTCTTTCGTCTCTGCGGTAAAGACCATTTTTAAATCTTCATTCGCCATTTTTGATCTTGTTTTTTGCTCGTTCCATTACATACTTTTTTTGAGCTGCAATCATCATTTCTCTTTGAACATCAACTGATTTCTTTTTATTCGATGTTAATGGCCAGAATGATTTGATTGATTTCTTTATTTTTTTTGGATCTTGATGCGGTGCCATGTATGTAATCCATGCTAATTCTCGCACTTTCATCCATTGTCGTTCTTCTTGTCGATTGTATGAATGCAACCTTATCAAAAATTCAGACCAAGTCATTTCATAAACGTATTCCAATGACGGACAGCCCAGCTCACCAATCGCCATTGAAATTACGTCTCTTTGCCAATCTATTTTTTTTTTGATGCCTTGACGTTCTTTGCATCATTCTTTGGGACCTTTTTTGGTTCAGGATCTTTAGGTACATCTTTAGTCAACCATTTGTTGAATTGATGCATAAATTCGACTGCAGCTGGGCAATAAACCACTCCACCATCGTTATCTACTAATTCATTGAAATCGTGAATAGAAAAATCGAATCTGTCTTGATTCACTTCAGCACAATATTTTGCTGAAACGAACATCAATAATGGAACCGTTTTCCACGGATTCTTTCCTGATTTAACTCCTAATTCTTCAATATCCCAACCGGTCAATTCCAAAACTTCGCCTAAAAATCCAAGACCTAATGAAAACTCAAGTTCATGTCCGCCCAATGTTAATACTTTTCTCATATTTGATTATTTATTTAATTGATTAAATTGTTGGATCAACTTCTACGATTGCTCCAGATCCAGATAATGTACACGAAAACGATGCAAATTCGTCACCAGACGGCGCATCAAGACCCAATTGCGACATGATTGAAGAACCATAATATGCTGCAGTGTCAGCTAATCCTGTATCCATTTTCCATGTAACAGCGTCACCAGCTTCCATCAATCCTTTCAGATAATCATGTGATGCCTTAGTTGTTTCTCCACCGACTGAAGTTGTATCGATGTAATTTCCTTCTGCAGAAATTTCGTACGATAACGATCCAGCTTGTCGTTCAGTTTGTCCCGGAAGACATTTTGTTTGTGTTTCAATAATTCCTCGAGTTTGCTCAAGTGCATTAGACGTCAAGCAAGCTACGGGCCTATATGCCGAACCGTCATGAACGTATAATACCAGCGCTTCTCCTTTAATGAATGTGCTCATGATATTTTGTTTTAAAGTTATTTAATTTGATGTAAAAGTACGAAAGTTTATTTAATCTTCATTTCAAGCCTGAGAAATTTACGATAAATTATTTCAGACGATGTTTCAGATGTTATGTCTGCAGGAAACGACATATTCATCCAAACGATTTCTAACGCGCCAGTTAACGCTAAATTTTGGAGTTGATTCCTAACTTCATCAAGAATGTTATCGATGAATAGCCTAGATCCTGTATTGCCAGCACCATCATAATGAACTATTATATCAAGCAAGATTGATGAATCCCAAAAATATTCACATTTATTTTGTTTATCAACTTCGTTTGTTTGAGTAGACATCAACACGTATGCAAATGGTGGATCAGTTTGCCCATCAGTTGTGATTCGCGTATCAAAACACGGTATTGTAATTGAATCAACTACAATGTTGTTTATCGCATTGTAAACCGCTAATCGAATGTGTTTATTTGGAAGTGATTTGTTCATTAGAAATCTTCTTTTAATTGTTTTAATATAATTTTCGCCTTTCGTTTGATTTCGCCTCGTGCAAATAAAAACGCAGGATAAAAAAACGGTTTAGGTGTTAAACCTCGTTTCAATATTGCCATCAATATCGGCCATGCTGCCTTTTCATCAATTCCTTTCCGTTTGCACCATTCACGAATCGCTTGCAAAGCACCATCTTTTTTAGGTCGTGATCTGATTTTTGTTGCAATCGATTGAAATGCAGGTGGTACTTTTACTTGAGCACCAGTTCCAAATTCAACATATCCTGAATGAGCTGCAGACGCGATGACATCAGCATCCATTTCGCCTCGTTTTTTAACATAAATTCCTTGTACCAAGGATCCTCTGTCAAATGATTGACCTCGAGCATTTTTTTTTGCTTGTTCTGCAGTTTCAGACGATACATCGAAAACTAATTCAGCAGCTGCATCTCGACCTTTCTTGCCGAACGTTTCATACTTTTCGACAATTTTATCAAGGTTAACTATGTTGATATCGACTTTCATTTTTTATGTTGATCTTGTCGGCAATTCAGACATCGTAAATGTAATAAATTTGCCAGTGAAATTTGTGTCAATGATTCCGCCATTGATTTGATATTCTTTGTTTTTGTATTTTATGAAATTACCGACTCCAGTCAAATCCAAATCGATTCGTTTTCTCATTGTAACACGAACAGAACGTTCTGGTATTTTATCACCAAATTGATGCACGATAGATCCCGGCGATAATGTTTCAAGTTTTGCCCATGTCGTAGCAATTAATGTTTGCGTAGAAACCGACCCACCAAATCCATCCAAACTCGTGCCGTTCGAATAAATGTCTATCCTTTTTTTCAATTCCCGACTTCTCATACCAAAAATCTTCTAAATTCATTAATAGTCATTTTTGACATTACAGACAAATCGTTTATCGTTTTATCCGTTTCATTTGCATAATATAATAAATCTATTATTTCCAACGCAACATTTTTCAATGAATCAGGATAATCCAATGGATCTTCATATCCAACATTCAAAATTAAATTGCCTTCAGTCCCAATATTATAATCTGTATGTAAATTCCTAACCGATGCATCAACCGATGCCGCTGGGAATATCACTGAATTAATTGGATAATCATAAATTCGTCTGCAGCCATTTCTACAAAAGTAAGTTTTTTCACGAGCAAACGCAATATGATATGTTTGATCTTCTAAATGTTTCAATGCAGTGTTTATTGCTAATGTAATCAATGCATCATCTTCAGTCAATGTGTCATCGACTCGTAAATACAATTTTGCTTCTGTTAGTGATATTACTGTTAAATATGACATTTTATAATTGTTTAAATTTCATTTTTCCTATAAAGTATATTTATATACTTACTTGTTACTTTGTTTAGTTGTTGCTATCCGTTTGCTTTCCGTTTGCTTTCCGTTTGCTATGCAATCAACTTAATCAATGACAAACCTAAGCTTGTCAATGAATACCGAGCTATTTCTGCTTGCTATTATTGTCTTCAGTAGATTTGCCTCCTTTCTTATCAATTTTGTCGATTATTGGATTAACTTTTGTTACAGGTTTGTCTTTTTTCACATCGCGAACCAATGATTTGTCTCGTTTGATTTTTGAGGTATATTCCATACCTTTAAACCATTTTTTTCTTTCTACGATTGAATAAAACGTTTTGATAACTATCTTCATAATGTATAAATTTAATTTCAACAAATATAATCAATTAATCTACAACTTCAGAACCTTGCGCCAAGATTTCAAATGTCGATAAACTGGTTAGGTCATCTTGAATGACGATTTGCAGATCTTCGTTTGATTTCAATCGAATGACAGACCCAAATTTACCTTGTGATGCGAAAGTGATTCTTCCATGAGCACCGTCTTGCGCATTTCCTAATGCTGCTTCAATTTCGAAATCGTACATTAATTGCTTTAAATTTGCGTTTGTTTTGCAATTAAAAACGTTTCTATTTGCATCGTCAGTATATCCTCGTCTTCGCAATACAATTCCATTTGTGATACCTCCAACGATGTCACCAAATTTAGATAAATCAAGTGAATTGTTGCATAAAAATTTAACCATTAATCTTGTAATATCAACCGACAATGGAACATCTTCAACCGTTGGATTTCTGATACCAAATATTTGTGGAGTTACAGATCCATCGACATTCAATGCAAATGATCCAGTCGATACGAAAGAACCTGCAGGAAAAGGAAAATCTAGCGGAGTATCCAATGATATTACATTTCCTAATTTTGATAATGATTTAGCGAAAAAAACACGATTATCGTCTGGGCTATAAATCGTCACCAGTTCGCCTGAATTGAAATTGCTTGCATCAACTATTGTAATCGTGTAATCGTCAAGTAAACTCGATACTGACAGTATAGTTTCGTCAATTAATCGCGTAAATGGAACAACGAATAGTGGAGAAGTAGGATCCTGAAGCACTACATCAACCAATTGTTTGTTTAATTTCGATAAATATATTTCAACATCTTCCAATGTTCCAATTTGTTCGCCTTCTTCATTTAAACATTCAGCAATTGTAAATTTCCATTCGCGTGGATGATTTGGTGCAGTTTCCTTGATGTAAACTAAACCTGCTTGAATGTACCAGTCAAATGAATCAAAATACTCACGGTAATCGATTCCTTCAATGTCTAAAAATATTTGATTTTCTACTCTATAAATTTTTGTATTTGCCATCGTTTTCGGGGTGTTAAGATGAATTAATATTTGTTTAATTAAATGCAAAAAGGATCCAACGATATGCTGGATCCTTTTTTATAATATTTTATGATTTTTCTACTGCTTATATTGCAGTAAAGTCACCATAAATCAATGCATCAGGTCTTTCGATTGCCAATGCAACTTGAGCTTCAACTCTTGCAGTGATGTTGTTCTTTCTGAAGTTATCAGAATCTTCGTTTGAAAATTCAAGTGATAAACCTTCAGTTACAACTTTTTTCACGTATGTAAAGTCTCCAACAATGTATTTGTCAGCTGGTACCCAATTCGCCTTGTAAACAGGTATTCCGTTTATAGCCAATTGACCGTTAATCAATGTAACAACTCCCGGCAATCCGTATCCAGCACCAGTAGATTTTTCAGTTACCAAAATATCCCAGTAATCAGCAGGCGTCATAACAACTCCAGTTGATGCATAATCTAAACCTTCAAGGGTTGCGATTTCAGCAATCAACATTTCGATCTTGTTTTGTCCAGTGATTATTTGAGTTGATGCAGTAACACCAGCAGCAATAACCGCTTCGAATGCATCGTTTTCAGCTTTCCAATAGTCACGTCTTAATGCAACAGGAAGGAATGATTCAAGGAAAGGAAGATTGTTCTTCATTTTCTTAGAATACACGGCAAAACCAGCAATGAAATCAGTATTGACATCAATCATGGCCAAATCATAATCGATTTGAGATTTTGCAGAACCTTCAGTTTGTGCAGAAATTGAACCTTCAGACGCAGTTTCACGCGGGAAAGTATATGTACCTCCTGAAATGGTAATTGATTGAACTAAATCTGCAACATTCACTAATTGAGAAGGAACCATTGCAACAGTGTTCGAATAATCACGAGGTTGATCTCCAGTCAATGAAGCACCAAGCGTCATGTCACCAACAACTTTCAATTCGACTGCATTTCCTTTTTTCACTGAACCTAATTTTTCAAGGTTTTCAGCGATTGCAGTTTTTACATTATCAACAAATCCAGCTTTCTTCACTTCGTTTGTTTTCACGGCCTTCATTTTGACGTCTAATGCATCAGCATGGTCTTGCACTTTTTTGATTTCGGCAGTCAATTCATCATTCAATGTTTTGATCTCACCAGCGATAACTTCATTCGCCTTTGTTTCTGTCAGGAAGTCGCCATACTTTGCTTCAAGCGTTTCCAATTCTGCCTTGATTTGAACTGCAGTCTTGTTTTCAAGATTTGCTTTCATCGCCTCAAGAGCGTTTTTTAATTCTTGGTCCATTTTTTTAAATGTTTAATGTTTTTGTAAATTCGTTTATTAACTTTATATCGGCTCGTTTATGAATGTCGTTAGACGGTTCAATGAGTGATTCTTTTTTGCCTAAAATATATGCATCTGATTGCAATTGTTTTAACGCAACTTCCAACAACGAAAATGTTTCATCAGTGAATGTTCCGTTTTTAATTGCCTTAATCAATTTCTTTGCATGGTCATTTATTTCTTTCATCGATGTTTTGAATCCAGTGAATGGAGTTTGAGAATTTGCTCCCAATGTTACATTCGAACCTTCAAATAGTTTGATTTCCTGTAATATCCTTACATCTCCTTCGTTTACTGCCTTAATCGTTTGATAACCTATTGAATGTTCATTTACGATGCCAGCTGCATACAATTTGATGAGGTCAGATGAATATGTCGTATCAATCAATGGTGTCGATTCGAATTTCAAACCTTTACCATCTTCAATCAATTGATTAAATTTTCCGTGGGGTTGAGCCCAATTATGCTGATTCAAAAAGAATATGTCGTTCTTTCGTTCATGCAATGTTTTGGCAAATGCACCTTTAGGAATTGAATCTCCATGATGATCTTTGTTATCAAAATTAGATAAGTAACCAGTGACGATTCTTTTCTTTTCATCGATATCTTCGATTTGTCCTGTAATTGATTTGTATTCTAATATTTTCATGTTTACAAATATAAATTAATTTTCTTTACAATCTTACTAATCTTCCATTTTTATCTCTTCTCGGTACCATGATGACAGAACAACGACAATTTATGATGTTGCCAGCTTCGCCTTCAGGATCTCCCGGATATTGCAATGAATCAAATCCATTATTAAATACAAATGGTTCATGACGTGCAACCTTTTTTCCATCCATTTCGCGGTGGTCATATCGATCTCCTTTTGCATGAGTTCGAACTCGATTATCATGAGCCGATAACCATTCTTTATCCAATACAAATCCAAATTGATCTGCAGATTTCATGCCTCCGAAATTCATTGCCGCAGTTGTTTCTGTTCTTGCAACTCGAGCCGATTGCCATCGATAATAATTTGGATCATCAACAATGTCAGATACGATTTGCGTTAGTTCATCAATCGGCATATTCGAATCGAATCGTTTTGTAATTGCGTTTGCTAAATCATTGATGAATGAATTACGAATCATTGTGACTCGCCTCAGTCCTTTGTTGTGAATGTAGTTTATTATCAATTGTCGAAATATGATTTCAAATGCATTGATGTCGAATAGTTTTATTTCTTTGTCGATGTCTTTTCCGACTTGTGTGCCGTGACTGAATCCTACATGAAAATAAATATCGATATACGCCTGAATCAATTCTGATACATTTGCATTCTTTTCGATTTGACCTGCAATTTGTAACCGTGGATCTATATTCGTACGTCTTGCCCATGTTTGAAATACTTTGAGCAATCGTTTTGTTGCATATTTCTCATATCTATCATGAGCACGCAAATAGTGACGACTATAAGTCGATCTATTCATTTATGTCGAATCCTGTTTTGATTGTTTCTTCTATCGGTAATGCATTTTAATTCACTTTGTTAATTTCCATATTTT